GGTGGTGAGAGAAAACGCCGTGGAAGTTAAAATTCCTCGTGAGCATGTAATATTGGGTGATATAAATGAATATTTGAGCGATGAGGGGTTTTATAGAGAATAGTCGGGCTCTTCCAACTTCGCTTAACTATTTACTTAAGAAATTGGTGTAAAATTAATTGTTTAATTTTTGATGAAAGAGGAGATGCCAAATAATGTCTGTAGATAAGTTTAGATTTGTTTCCCCCGGTGTTTTTATTAAAGAAATTGATCAATCATTTCTTCCAGCGACAGCGGAAAACATTGGACCTCTCATCATTGGTAGGACCAGATTTGGTCCAGGGCTTCGTCCAATCCTTGTTGAAAGTCAGTCAGATTTTATAAATACTTTCGGTGTTCCCGCCAGTGGTAAAGGTAGCAGTAATGATATCTGGAGAGAAGGGAATATGACAGCTCCTACATACGCTTCTTATGCAGCAATGGCCTATTTGGCGAACAACGGTCCAGTTACGATGATTCGTTTGCTTGGTAAAGCACACGGTTCCGCCACCACCGCTGGTGCCGCTGGTTGGAAAATTGGTTCATCAGACACATCCACCGCGCCAGCCTATAATAAAGGCGCCGCATATGGACTTTATGTTTTCGATGGCATTGGCCACCACACCGCCATCGGCACTGGAAACCAACACCTGAGTGGCACATTGGCTGCCGTTTGGTATTGCGAAGATAATTTTAGTCTTGCATTGAGAGGAACCAATCGCGCCGGCAATCCCGTCACTGAAGGATCCGGTGCCTTTGCATTATTAAAAAATTCTGGCCCCAGTTATGGATTCAAAATGGATGTATACGACTCCAGCACTCTGGTAGAGACTATCGGGTTTAATTTTGATAGAAATTCACAGCAGTTTATTAGAAATGTGTTTAATACAAATCCAACTAAATTGAATGAAAACAGGGTATCGACTGCCAAGAAATATATCTTGGGAGAATCATTTGAAGGACACTTAATGCACGGCGGCGGAATGGCCAGCGGCTCCGAGGGTACGAAGAGACCCATCGGGCATTACTATCGCCCTCTCCGTCCCCATTGGTTCAGACTGTCCGGTTCTGGCGGCGGAGGCGAGGCGACCGCAGGTTATTCTCTTTCTGCTTCGAAGGGAGCCACTCCAGCTAACACAGTTCTGGGATGTATCGTTCCTCTGATAAACGCAACAGCAGGTCATAATGACAGAAATCTTAGTACACAAGAGGCTGCAACTGGGTGGTTTATTTCACAAGATATAAGAGGCTCTGGAAGTCAATCTCAGAATAAAGATTTCAACCCCGGGGAAAATAAATTTGCTCAAAAGCTTTTCAAGCTGCATGGTTTGAACGGTGGAGAATGGATCCATAAAAATCTTAAGATTTCAATTCAAAATATTAGAGCCTCACAAAACAATATTGATCCATATGGAACTTTTACAGTTCTATTAAGAAAAATCGATGACAATGACGCGAACGTTCAAGAAGTGGAAAGATTCGATCAGTGCAATCTTAATCCAGCTTCTCCAAAATATATCGCTCGCGTAATTGGAGATCAAAAGTTGGTTTGGGATGAAACGAATAGACGTTATGTCCAGCATGGAAATTATCCAAACAGATCGCGATTTATTAGAGTGCAGATGAATGATGATGTTGATCAAAATCTAGCAGACTCAAAAATGCTTCCCTTTGGTGTCTTTGGGCCAACAAGATATAAACCATTCTCAATGGTTAGTGGTTCAGGTCCACTAGTTCAACAAACTCCCCCCGTTCGCATATGCTCCTCTGCCGACACCGGCGCCGCAGCCACCTACGCTATGTGGTTTTCCGGAAGCTCGACCGTTGCAAGTCATTCCACCGGCTCCCTTCCGCCCGGCGCAGGGCTGGACGCCCAAGGCCCCCGGCTATTTACTGGCGGCATTTCCAAATTTTCTGCTTCAGTTTCATTCCCCGAGGTGCCTCTGAGACTACGTTCAGACCAGCATACAAAAATAACTGATATTGATTCAATGTATTGGGGCGCTAATACATGCGTCTTCGGCCAGAGTCTTGAGTACGATCAGAGCGTGCCAGACGTTCTTATACCGCTTGCAAATGGGGTTGATAGTAGAGATTCAAGCACAAACCTTGAATACTCATGGATCTTTACTTTGGATGATATTTATTATGATCCCGATGATGGAGCATGGATTTATAGATCTGGCTCCCGCGCAGACGGCCTCTCGTTTTCGTGTGTTTCTGGTAGCACCTCTGGTTCAGCCACAAGCACAAGCCCATCTACTGGTCAAGGTTATCTTCTTGCGCAAGGTATTGATAAATTTACGACAGTTTTCCAAGGTGGTTTCGACGGCCTTGAGATTCAAGAAAAAGAGCCTTTCAATCATCAGGTTATCGGCACTGCCGGCCTGACAGAGAAGACTAATTATGCATACAATTCTGTTTCAATGGCAATTGATATGGCTAATGATACAGAAACTTTGGACTTCAACTTGGCTACTATTCCCGGAGTCCGATCTTCCGCTTTGACTGGGAAACTGATTACAACTTGCGAAAATCGCGGAGATGCTCTTGCGGTTATCGATCTTGATGGTGACTATGATCCGGATACGGAAGGCGTCACAGGTTTCAAATCCGAAGAGGATCGAATTGGTAATGTTGATACCGCTATCCGGAGACTTAGAGATAGAAGCCTTAACTCGAGTTATGGCTGTGCTTATTATCCATGGGTACAAATTCAGGATAATTTCCAGCAAGATAAAGGAAAATCACCAGTATTGTGGGTTCCACCTTCCGTTGTTGCACTTGGAGCAATGGGTAGAACAGAAACCGTAAAACAGGTTTGGTTCGCGCCTGCAGGATTTAATCAGGGCGGGTTAACTCAAAATCATTCAGGCCTTCCTGTTCTGGCAGCTCGACAGAAGCTTACGCCAAAGGAAAGAGATAAACTCTATGACGCAAATATTAACCCAATTGCAGAATTCCCGAATGAGGGTGTTGTAATCTTTGGTCAAAAGACACTTCAGGTTACTCCTTCCGCTCTAGATAGAATTAATGTTCGCCGTCTAATGATTTATGTTAAAAAGCAAATTTCAAGTATGGCTAACAACTTGTTATTCGAGCAGAATGTTGAGGAAACTTGGAATCGATTCCTTAATGTGGTTAATCCATTCTTACAAGAAATTAAATCCGGCTTAGGATTAACTGACTTCAAGGTTGTACTTGATTCAACAACGACAACACCTGAGTTGGTCGATAGAAATATCATGTACGCCAAGATTTTCTTGAAACCCGCGAGATCAATTGAATTTATTGCCATTGATTTCACAATTACTAACACTGGAGCATCTTTTGAGGATTAATTTTTAACCCAGGAGACTATTTATTAATGAACACTACGAGGAGACTAAGATAGAATGCCATCCATGAAAAACGAATATGCCAAACATTGGGCCGCCCCCAGTATGGAACCGAAGAGATCTCATAGATTTGTTCTCTATATCGGCGCCGCAAAACCCTTTGTGATTAAAAAGGTTTCCAACCCAGCGTATACTGTTGCAGAAACTCCTCATAAATTTATGAACTATACTTTTTGGTATCCTGGAAAAGTTGAATGGGAGCCGGTACAGATCACATGTTTAGATCCGGGCGGTGATGATGACACTGGCCTTAGTCTCTCCAATGCACTCTTAGCCGGCGGGTATATGGAACCAGATAAGGAAATAACCACAGGCCAAGGAATGGATTCTACTGTTTCTAAAGTCAGAGCTGTCAGTGCCGCCGGCGGCCATGCGATGAAAATAGTTCAATATGGTCCGGACCAGTTCAGCGATACCGGCAACGCCGTGGTCGGCAATCGCGGAGGCATGGAAAAACTTTCCACGTGGTCATTAAAAAATGCTTGGATTCAAAAAGTCAATTTTGGTGAATTAAATTATGACAACGACACCATGGTCGAATCTACAATTACAGTAAGATATGACTGGGCTACGTATACAAAACATTAATAATTTAACAATTGGTGAAAAAACTTATATAATGATGTATACTTAATATAAGAGACAGAGGTATTTAATGGCCAGAAATAATGAAGAGCGGCTCGGAGCTAAACAAAGCACTGCAGCCCCTCCTATAGATAATCTCACTCAGTCATCGACTGACACTCCCCAATCTTCCGTTTTGTCTTTTACTGCTCCAACGGAATTTGTCGCTCTACCAAGTGAGGGGAAATTTTATCCGCAAGACCATCCGCTACATAATGAAGAAACAGTCGAAATTCGTTATATGACAGCAAAAGATGAAGATATTTTAACTTCAAAAGCCCTCTTAAAGAAGGGAGTTGCAATTGATAGACTTTTACAGAACATTATTATTGATAAAAGAGTAAAACTTGACGATTTATTAGTTGGTGATAAGAATGCAATTCTTGTTGCCGCAAGAGTGTCCGGATATGGAACAGAATATTTAACAAATGTTACATGTCCGAATTGTGGTGAAATATCAGAATATCAATTTGATTTAAACGAAATTAATATTTCTTCTGTAAATGAAGAAACTTTATCTGACGCCAACGTTGCGTTGACAGATAGAGGTACTTTTGTTTATACTCTTCCAAAATCCGGCTTTGAAGTAGAAATGAGACTTCTTTGCGGAAAAGATGAAAGAACAATGCTGAATATAATGAAAGCCAGCAAAAAGAGTGAACGTCCAGATGAAATATTAACTGGTCAACTAAAACAGATTTTGGTTTCAGTTGATGGTATTTCTGATCGTCCGGTTATTAATCAGTTTGTGGATGTTATGCCGGCGATGGATGCTCGTTCAATAAGAAATGTATATTCTTTGGCCATGCCAAATGTTGATTTAACACAGTTGTTTGAATGCTCTGAATGCGATCAAGAGACAACAATGGAGGTGCCCTTCGGGGCGACGTTTCTTTGGCCTAGATGACAAATATATTCAAAACGTTTACGAAGAATTTTTCTTATTAAAATATCACGGCGGGTGGAGC